ATTTTCATTTTGGCGGCGCCGATCGCCCATAAGTCGCCTTTAATGTCCTCCCATAACATGCCGGTAATGTTATGCGGCCGCGGAAACGTGAGCGCCATCATTTCCAACGCCTTGCGGACAACCGTCCGCCGCTTGACGTCGCGAATACGCCGCATGAGCTCGCCGACGCGCTCCTCGGCTTCCTCTAGCTCGATCTCCTCGTTTTCTAGTTGGTCGGTCACCGCCGGCAATTTTCTTGCATGATGCTCGTCGAGGGATTTATTACAGGACATTGCGACGTTGTAGTCGCAAAGCTCATGCGTGACGGCGAGGTCGAAAATACGCACTGCCAATCCCGAAACGCGGCGCGCCTTGTTGGTATGGCCGGCCTTGCAAAGCTTGACCAGGATCGCACGAATTTCGCTCGGCTTGATATCTTTGATCGGGCGCGGCCCGAGCGGGATTTGCAAGGCCCGCAATTGAATCTTGGTGCAACGCAAGGTGCCGCCCGACTTTGTGCCGCCATCCTTGCGCTTGCCGGCGACGTATTCGCGCCGCCAAAATTCGCCTATCTCGCCGGCTTTTTCGTCGAAATTCGTGAACGCGAGAAAGGTCACCGCGCCGGCGGTTTCAATAACCGCGGCGCGTTTTGTCTCCTGGTTGCTTGTGCTCGGGTCAATCCCCTTGGCGAGTAGCACGCGCGCGGCGTCGCATTTGGCGCGCGCGTCGCCGAGCGGCACCTCGGGAAACGAGCCGAACGAGATCGTGTTTTGTTTTTTGCTGGCCGGCCTCGTGTAGTAAAAGCGCCAACCGCGGCGCCCGTTCGGCTTGATATGAAGGTAGAGCCCGCCGCCGTCGCGGAGCTTTTGCAGCTTGTCGGTCGGCGCGGTATTGCACGTTGCGAAATCGAGGAGACGCCTAAAATCCGTCCGCATGGTTTACCCTTCCCAAAGTATCCCAAAAATTCGGGCGCATGGTCGCGCTTTTGTGCGCCAGGTGACGCCCGAATATGAAAGGCGAAACGTAGAGGGATCAAGACGTTGCGCCGTAATGCGCCCTAATGCGCCTTACTGCGAAAGAGGCTAGATAATCTCGCGCCGTCCGTCAATATAACGCATTTAGGCCCGTAATTAGCGGGTTTCTTGAGCTCCCAGGTTTGGAGCTCCCAAGAATTGTACCAAAACCGCCGTGCTCATTATATACGGCCGCCCGCGCTAATTAACCTGGTCAAATTACTTGAACCAGGCGGCGCCGGCGGTTACCGACCGGGAAACCAAAGGAACAAACGATATGGAAATCTTTATGATCGCGGCTTGCGTTTATGCGTCCGCTAGTGCGCTTGAGCCGGAACGATGCTCGTTGACCGACGGGCGATACGCGCGGGTATTCCACTCGGCCGCCGCGTGCGAAGCGGCGCGCACAAACGGCGGTTATCACGAATACGGCCTCGCCAAATTCCGGTGCCTCGCCAAAACCGTGCCGACGTGGCAGGTCGTTAAATAAGGGGACACAAAAATGTCCCCCATTAAAACCTGATTCATGTTGAGGCGAAATAACCGCCAATAATACGCTCCGGTGCGACAGCGCAAAGGAGCACAACAATGGAATTGCTCGATGAACATTCTGCCGCCAAATATCTCGGCGGCAGAAAACCGCTTTCCGTCCGAACGGTGCAACGGATGCGCCTTACGGGCAAAGGCCCCCGGTTCGTCAAAATCGGTGCTGCCGTGCGTTACGCCAAAGACGATCTCGACGAATATTTGACCAACCATCGCCGCTTGAGCACGAGCGAGTCAAAACAAAAAAGGGCCGCCCCATGAGGGCGGCCCGCAAAGTCGTCGGTCATCGCCTGGCGTCGGAGGGATCGCCGGGCAATTCGTTATTTTTTGGTCGGCAATTCGCGGAGCATGATCTCCGAAATGCGATCGACGCTCTCCTTGTTGGTTTTTGTAAGCCCTTCCAAAACGGTTAGGCGCGTATTGATATCGGCAAGGTGCGGCGAGCCGCGGAGCTCCATCGTCGAGACGCGCGTCTCAAGTCGCACCATGTAAGCCGTGATCGAGAGCACCGCGGCACCGATCGCAATACCTTGCGCGACCAGGAAATAGACGAGCGTTTGATTCTCATGAAACCATGAGCGGACGCGCGTCATCATGCGGCATATGCGGCCAGCTCGTCGCCGCGCAAAACGTCGGCGATCGCGGTCGCGATCTCGCTAAAGCGCGCGCGATAGAGCTCGGCGTCGGCGCTCGAGTCCACAAAGCAAACCTCGATCAATATGCTCGGCATTTGCGTTTGATTGAGGAAAAAAAGATCGGTGCGCTTTTTGGCGCCGCGGTTGACAAAGCCGACGCTCGCGATCGCGCCGGCGACATGGCCGGCGAGCGTTGCTTGCGTGACGTAGAGACATTCCGCGCCCATTGGCGACGTCGTCTCGACGTAGGCGTTAAAATGGATTGAGACGTCGAGGTCGCGGTTTTGCGCGTTGTGATAGTCGACGATCGTATTGAGATTCTCGTTTTGGCTTTTGCTGGTATCGTCGTGGAAGGTTTTAACGTCGACGTCCATCGCGCGGAGCTCGTCGGCGACGGCCTCGACGACGCGGCGCGCTTCCTCGACCTCGTTTAAAATGCCGACCGCGCCGGCGACATGCTTGCCGTGACCGGACGATATGACGATCCGGTTAAAGGCAACCGGGACCGTGCCGCGCGTCGTATAAGGGAATACGACCTCGACGATATCGTCGGTCGTAATGCCGAGGAGCTCCATTGCGCCGGGCGAGATATCGGCAACGCGCCCGGTGTCCTCGTGCGGTCCCCAATCGGCCGGATAGCATTTGACCGAGCGGCCGGTTTTCGGCGCGGTAACGAGCGCCATTTCCTCAAGCAAAACCGGCGGCGGCGTCTCGCTATAGTCCCACCGCGTCGCGAGATACAAGCTTGCCGGGTTAAGCCGGCGCGCCAGGCCCGTCGTGCCTTCCGGTTGGTAGCTCAAAAATATCTCGGGCTTTTGCTCGACCGCGGTGATCCAGGCTAACGGCTCGTCGGGACCGACGCCCTGGTCGGCCGGGCCGCCGAAATGTGAAACCTTGCCGGTGAGGTTGAGCGTCATTTGCGTTTGCGCTTTGCTTGCGGCGGCGGCTGTTGCGTCGCCTTGGCGATAAAGTCGCCGAGCGTGAGTGGCGGCGCGCCCTCGATCGCGCGCAATCGGTTTTCGTGATCGTAGAGCACGCTCGTTTCCGGCGCGGGATCGGGCGGCGCCGGCTCGGGCGCAACGTAAGGATCGGGGATGCCGCCGTCGGCGAGCCATTCCTCGTATTCCATGCGGTCGCGGTTGGCCGGATCGTTGGGGATGCAAGCACCATCCTCGGTGCGGGTCACGGCCTCGGTCGCGGTGAGTTGATATTCTGCCATTACAGCCGCGCGTCAAAGATAGCGTCAGCTATAATATAGCCACCGGGACTTGTAGCCGTAAAAGATATTTCACAGCCGTTGAGAACCATGTTTCCAACAGCAGCAGCAGAACTGTTGCTATAAGTTATATTTGCCAACGATGCTGTTGGTGCTACCCGTTTCGACAAGTATGGCAACCAATAGAACAAATTTCCCGAAACAGGAGCGCGAAATACAGTTGTGGATGTTTTTTCATAGTAGCGCTTGCACATTGCCAATTCTTGATCGTAAGGCCGCATGATGAACGGCGAACGCGCGGCGTTCGGAGCCTCATTGCCGGGATGGACGGATACGCCACTAATTCGGAAATTGTCGGTTGTTGCCGCAACAGCATTCACTTGACCAGGCGCGGCGACATAGTTTCCACCATACCAACCGTTAGCCGCTGGCGCGGTGAAAGTCGGGCCGCAAGCCATCGCGAATGACAGGCTTAGTCCATTGGTATTGTCGGTGTTCCATGTTCCAGCCGTGTCGCCTGGAATAGTGATTACATTAAATTGGTTAACATTGGCCGCAGCGTGGGTATAGGTTGCAACATATGATCGCGCGGCTGTCGCATTGCGAACCGCCACGCAGTAGAGGCCGGGCCGAGCGTGCGAGGTCCAGAATCCAATCGTAATCGGCTGTGCGCTGGCACTACCCCAAGCCAAGCGACCGATGCGGCGCCCTTCTATTGATTGTATTAAATAGGCAAGGTCGGTCCCTGTTAGCGTCGCCTGTGCGCCATTAACCGGCGCATAAAGCATAGCTGGGAAACCGGGAAAGAAAGTCGCGGTATATTGAGCGGCCGAGAGGAGCATTGTGGTTCCCTGCCACGAGGCTACCCATCCATCGCAGACATAGCCGGGGGTCGTGCGCCCTGTTGTGCCGAGCTCCTGGCTTACCTCAAAGCCGCCATTGCTTTGCAAGCCGCCGTAAGCCATCGCGTCGAATGGCGCAGCGAAAATATTTTGCCGTGCCTGTTGCTGTTGCGCGGCGCTTAATGCTTGCGCGGTTGTCTTGACGACGACGGCGTCGGCCGCTCGCGACGTATCGCTCGGGTGAATATGGTCTTGCCGCGCGAACAATAGGGAGGTGCCGATCGTTGCGACACTATCCATGATCGGCGGCGCGGTAGCGGGAGCGCCCGCGCCGTCGACACCCGCCGCGCCTTGCGGGCCGGTCGCCCCGGTATCGCCTTTTGGTCCTTGCGGCCCTGTTGCGCCAGGCGGTCCCGGCACCGTCGAGTCGGCACCCGGTGTGCCTGTCGCGCCTGTCGCGCCTGTCGCACCTTGCGGCCCGGTGTTTCCTTTTGGTCCTTGCGCTCCCGCTGGCCCGCTCGGGCCGGGGATGCCTTGCGGCCCTGTTTCCCCTGCCGGTCCCGGTGGTCCCGGTGGACCGCCGGGCGTGCCCGGTGGTCCTGGCGGACCTTGGTCGCCTGTAATGATCGTTTCGACGTCATCCGGCGAAAGAATAACGACCGGCGGCAAGTTGTCGGCGATGCTGACGTCGCTCGTTGTGGTAATCTCGACCGTGCTCACCGCGTCGGCCCCGCGTTGTTGGTTAATGTGCCGTTCCAAATTCTCGTCTTGAGGCCGCCGCGCGACATGATGTTGGAATGGTCGAAACTGCCGAGGCCGAGTCGTTCCAAAACAATCTGAGCAATGTAAACGGTGAACAGCCCTTGCGTCGCGCTGGTAATGGCGATCTCGCCGGTATCGGTCGCGAGCCGCAATACCGCTTCCGTATCCTCGGCGTGACGCCGCAGCATCATTTCCATTGTTGCGCCGGTAATATCAATCGGTGTGCCTGACGAGCCCATGACATATTGAAACGTGCGGTAAAAATCCGCGTCGTTTTCAACGGTGATATTGACGGTCGCCATGTCTAGGGAATGACGTTCGATATTGCGGCAAATGCCGCGTCGACTTGCGCGTGTGTGGTGATCGTGCCGCCAACGATGC